AATAAAAAATGACTGAAGCTGAACAGAAAAAGCTCAATGGGTTTTTGTCCAAAACCTTAAAAATGGACGACGAGGAATTGGCCAGCCTTTACAACGAGGCCGGGGAGTTGACCTCCTTAACCGCAGCCGAAAAAGCAGACACTTCGAGAGTTACTAAACTCAAAGAAGAAAATGACAGTCAGTACAAACGTGGTCAGAAAGAAGTGGCTACTAAGTTCGAGACTAAGCTGAAGGAAAAGTACGGGGTAAGCTCTGATGAAACCGGAGTTGATTTAGTTGATCTTATTCTGACAACTGAACTCGAAAAAGTTAAAGGCAAAGGTGATGAAGATATTACGGCTCATCCGGAGTATCTGAAACTGAAAAGCGAAAGCGACCGTATGCTGAAAGCAAAAGACAAGGAATGGCAAAAGAAGATCGAAGATCTGGAGCTGAAACACACCAGGGAATCGATGTTTTCTAAAGTCAAAGAACGTGCTTTTGCCGAACTTGACAACCTCAGGCCAATACTGCCCGAAGATGCGAAGAAAGCCCAGAAATGGAAAGAGAAATACATTGAGGACTTTCGTGCGTATGACTTCACTGAGCAGGACGGGACGATTGTTGTTCTGAAAGACGGGAAGCCGCTTCAGGACTCACACGGGTATAACAAATCCTTTGCTGACCTGGTAAAAGAAACTGCCTCTGAGATATTTGATTTCCAGACCGCAGATGACAGGACAAGCCCAGGCAACCGTCAGCAGCAGAGTAATATCATCGCACCGCGCAATGAAGAAGAGTTCATTCAGAAGATGAGAGAGGCTAAGACACCGGAAGAACAAGCAAAAGTTATGGAGTCTTACCAATCTAAAACAAAATGAGTACAATAGGAACCGTTGACTGTGGCTTCTTAGCCACCTACCAGGGAAAAGCCGCGCAGATGTGGACTGACCCTATCGCAAACATTGATCTTATCGGTGATGTCGAGGCTGCAAAGGCCGTGCTGGAGAACCAGCAGATTTCAATGACAGAACTGACCGGGAAGAAGAAACGCATCGTAAGCCTTGAGTGGCTTCAGAAGTGTGACATCACTACGACTGCGTGTACTGACGACTGTACGATTGACGGCGAAGATGCTGACCCGATCTGTAAGGAGTATGAAATTGAGTGCCTTCGTGAGACGAAGTTTAAGATGCCGAAACGCGCCTATCGCGAGAGGACTATCGAGATGGCTGAAGCGTTCGCATTTAATATGCTTCAGCACAAGAAAGCCCTTGACGAATGGTTGGCTCAGTATATCGTTACAGGTATTCTTGCCGCTGCCGGAACGAACGCTTACACAGGTGGTGTTGGAACTGTCGCCGGTGCGCTGACGACTATTCCCGCTGCTTCATGGAACGATTCAATCTGGGGTTATTTCAATCTTGTTACTAGGTACAACAAATTCAAGTCACCGTACCTTCTGACCGGAGATAACCTGTATCAGCTTCTCTTTAACAGGATGCACGAATCAATGACTGAGGCCGGACGTGCTGCAATGTCAAAGATTGGAACGATACGGAAGATTTACCAGGACCCGGAGAATGTCGAGGCTGTTGCTCCGAACTATACGTTCCTGCTGCATAAGACCGCCGTTGCGTTCATCAACAAAGCATGGAATCCACTTGGTGCTGCAAACGCAGTTCCCGAAGCCGGTGTTTATGCTCTGTGGTCAGAGCCTTCAAACAACATCCCTGGTGTGTATTATGACATTATCACTCAGGAAACTTGTGTTGAAAATGAGTTCTACCTTGCCGCAAAGGTTCAGCTTCATGGACTGTTTGCCGAGAATCCGCTGCCATGCGACGAAACCAACACGGGCGTATTAGCATTCACTTGTAGCTGATGAGAATATAAAACATTATGTTTGAATAAAAAGACAAAGGATATTCTAATTTTGGGATATCCTTTGTTATTTGAACTATGGAAGAATTAAGTAAATGTAACTGCGGTTCGCGCAGGACAATCCGCAGACCAAAAACAATAAAGAAATGAGCGCGTTACCCGATTGCTGGAACTCAGTTATAGGTTTTACCCGAACTGATGATACCTGTATTGATGATGCTTATCCGGTAGGCTACTCAGAGAGTCTTTCGGGACTTTACATCGATGAACTTCAGGGCATGACCCTGAGGATACTCGACAACACCGATAACTCTACGACGTTGTGGGAGAAGATGGCCCGTGCGCGTGAGAACGCCATCAGGACGTTTCAGACTGATCTCACAATGGAGTTGACCAACTATAAAGAACCAACTCGCAAACGCTTCACAGGTGACATAGGGGGCAAGTCATTCACACGAACAATAACCGGCTCAACATACTACGGACTGAGGATGTATTCAGATATCCGAGGTGGCAAGTTTAATCTTCGCGGTGTGTCACTGATACTTAATTCATCAGAAGCCGTCAATCTTGAAATCTATGACGAATATGACCTGCTTTACACTATTCCGTTGACTTCCGTTGCAGGACGGCCGCACAAAACAGATTTTGCAGACATTGAACTGACGCTTGACCGGAACTATTATTTTCTCATCTCTCCCGTAGGACTTCCGTATGCGAATAAACTAACGTGCGGTTGTGGTGGGTTCAAGTGGTGTTTCTGTATTGATGACCCGTGTTACAGGTATTCACGCGACCGCTGGACTGAATGGGCTATGGTAGCAGGTGTGTATGGCAATGATCTCACCGTGCGTGAGGACTGGCCGACAGTGCGCGAAGCCTCAGGGATGATCCTTCACGGGAACTTCACTTGTAATATCTTTGATGCTCTTTGCACTGATGACAGCGACTTCGTGAACAATGAACTTGATGCTGCAATGGCATGGGCTATTCTTTACAAGACGGGCGAGTTCCTGACGAATTACATAATGGATACCGGAGAGGTAAGCCGTTATACTCTTTTGGGAACTGAGGCTCTGAATGAAAACCGGATGTACTATAATAAACGTTACGCCGTACTGATGGACTGGATTGCTCAGAATATGGATGATGAGCGTAATGATTGTTTGAAGTGTAAATCACCAATGGGGCTGCGCCGGAGAACTCAGTTGATATGAAAGCAGACGAAGCGATACGGAGGGTTGAATTTATAGTTGATAAGACTGTGTCAGACTGGGGCAATGTCATGTTAGAAGTAGCTCAGACGGCTGATACAATGATAAAGGACCGTGTGATTAAAACAGGTCAGAACGCACAGGGAGAACAGTACGATCCGTATTCAACTAATCCGATGTTGACCAACTGCTCGCAAATGACACAATCTGCCTGTAATAAAAAAACAGGGTCAAAGGCAAAGCGTAAAGAACTGAAGTGGGTAACATTGAAACGCGGCACGAAGAATATCCGGTTGTTTGAACTTGCCGGTGGTTATAAGGAGTTCAGAGAGCTGCACGGCCGACAGACTAACTTCGTGGACTTTGCATTTTCGGGTCGCATGTGGGCAGATGTGCAGGTTGTATCTGGAGATGATGAACATAAACTTGGCCGCGCACGGATAAGCACACTATCGGAAGAACAGATGAAGAAGCTCGCTGGTAACACCGAGCGCAAAGGTACTATTCTTGACTTATCGACTGACGAAACTAATGCGCTGGCTCGTATAATTGAGAAGCGTTTAACTGATTTGTGGAGGCAACAGGGATTCTTATGAACAACAAGATAGCCAATATCATCGTAGATTACATCAAAGACCTGCCGTGGATTGATAAACTCGCAGGGATGACACAGGTAGCAAAGATACACCAGACTTCAGGCGAGACTAAGGTTGAAAAGCGGTATCCCATATCATGTCAACTGGATTATGAAGATGCGTGTAAGGAAGGTTGTTATGATGAACTTGCACCTAACTCAAAATATCGCTCAATTGTTTATTTCGAGGATGGTTCGTTTTCTTACTCTGAACGACGCGGTAAAAGATTATACTATACAAGTAATATCCGGTTGGTTGCGTGGCTGAACTATAAACTTCTGCGCGGGGCAGGCTGCGGATCTACTGGTGAGTATATTCTGGACATTATTAAATCACTGCCGGACGTTCCTGTAGATATCGGAGCAATGCGCGGGGTGACTATTACAGTTACTTCGCAAGCACGTCGCGACAGTGGCATATTCTCTCAGTACACATACAATGAATTTCAAACTCAGTACCTTATGATACCTTATGATTTTTTTGCTCTGGATATCCGTACTGAGTTCTTTGTAATTCCTGAATGTCATGAACCTAACGTCGGAGGATGTACGGAATGTTAGAGATGCTGAAAATATCGGTTGTTGCTTATGTGATTTTCGTCCTTATGTCACCCGGGATGATCTTTTCATTCTATGCGCGACTGATTGACAGGATAAAATGGGATTGGTTGTATAAGCCTTTGGGCGGCTGTCTGATGTGCTTCTCTGGACAGGTGTCATTTTGGTATTATTTGATTACTCACTTCAGAGAATATAATTTATTTGACCATGTTGTATTTATTTCAGCAGTGATACTGATTGTAATGATATTTGATAAACTTATAGATTATGCGGACCATTGATTTTAAAGAAAAGAAATTTGAATGTGGAGGTCGGACGTTTTACGTTCATGATTCCTTATCATTTAACCGATTTCGTGAACTGCAAAGGATAAGCATTGAGTTTGGATTCTCTACGACATTTGTTGAGTTATTTAAAGAGATTCAGAAGTGCTACGATTATGTGCAGACGAACAAAAACTGGGGTGATTTAGCTGTGACATTATATAATCTTCTTCACGGTGTTTCATCAATTGACAACAAAGATGCGGCTGCGCTAAGATTGTGCGCGTTATTCATTAATGAAGAAAATGAAGATGTGACAGTGTTTGATGAAGCAAAAATGAAGGGTAAAATAGAATGTTGGAGCAAGGAGCTTGATGTAAGCCCTTTCTTTCACTTGGCAGCCAGCTTGGTTCAAGGTTGGATGCCAGCTTACAACATCACTATCCGAAATACTTCAGACGTGGAGAAAGTGAAGGCATAAAGAACATTTATAAAGAACTTGTGACGAATGAAAAATATTGGACCGATTTACTTTACACCGTGTGTGATGGAAAGGCGACAGAGATTGATCGGTTGTGTCGGTTTGATGTATTTGAGTTCTTTGGGTTTATTTCAAACTTTGAAAAGCGAATAAGCGATGGCCGAAAAAATAGAACTGCAAATCGTCGCGGATAACGCGGATTACATCACAAAGACTAAGCAGGTTGAGGATGCAACGAAGTCTATGCAGCGCAGTGTTCAAGAAGGAGACAAGCGGCAGAAAGGACTTATTGAAGATCAGATCGCAGCACTCAAAGAACTTGAAAAAGCCAGGATAAAAGCTAATAATGAAAAGGACTTAATAAAGATTAACCAACGTATCGCTGAAGGCACGAAGAACCTAAAAGAGTTTCAACAAGTAGGATTAAAGGTCGATGAGAATATAAAGAAACAAGCCAAAAGCACGAATCTTTTATGGGATTCAGTTAAGAAACTTGCGGCTGCTTATCTCACGGTTAACGCTGCAATAAAGGTCTTTAAGGCTATTATGGCAAGTACACAGCCCACGGCTGACTTCCTGAAACGCGAGATTACTGGATTTAGGTTTGCTCTTGATGAGTTATGGCGTTCTATTGCAACGGGTGAAACAAGCCTGAAGAATCTGGCTGAAGGGTTGAAGGCGGCACGGCAGGCGGGGCGAGAATATGCTGATGAGCAGGATTATATAAATGACCGCCAAAGAGAATTAACGATTCGTGAAAGCGAACGTAAGTTTGAACTCGCTGAGCTTGCAAAGATATATCGTAACACTGGACTGGCTTATTCGGAACGTGCTGAAGCCGCAGAGAAGTATATTCAGAAAACAATAGAAGGGGAGCAGGAAGCTCTGGAACTTGCTAATCTCAGACTTGAGAGTGAATTGAAACGCGCCCGCGAGATTATGGGTATAAGAGCAGAGGCAGATAGTGAAGAGGCAAAAGCGGCCAACGCCCAGATACTCCTTAATCTGAAACAGAATAAAGCGTTTGAAGAAAATAAAAAGGCTATTGAAGATTACCGGACGGCAGTATCTAATCTTGCAGCCGAAGAAGCCAAACGCGCCGAAGTAAGTGTTTCGCCCGAAGGGGTGTTGATGCCTTCTTCTGGAGGCCCAGATCCGGTACTTATTAAAGCATATAAAGATCAGATTGCCGGAACTTCGGCAGAGATAGTGAAACTGTCTGATGATCTTGAAAAATGGCAACTTGTTAATGATGATGTACGTAATAATATCGTTTCGGCACTGACCGCAATAGAAGATGCAAAAACACGGGCCGTGACAAGCACTGTGAGGGCAAATATTGCCATTGAGATGGCGAACAACGAACAGGTCAAAGATGAAAAGAAGTCGCAAGATGACCGATTAAAGAACCTTGAAAAGTTCATTCAAGCTACTGCACAACTTCGCGATGAATACGAACAGGCCCAAATTGAGCAACTGACCGGAGTTGAACGCATACGCGCTGAACAGGAGTTTGAACTTCGGCAGGTTCAGTTACTTGAAGATCATCTTCGCGAACTTGGCGACCTGACCGAAGAACATTATAAATACCTTGACGGGTTACGTGCTTCGGCTAATCTTCGCGCTGAACGTGCCATAAGAGTTGAACAGCAGTCAGAACTTGACTATTGGAATGATTTTTACGATGAGGCCATAAGTGAGAGAATGAAGTTCTACGACTTCCGTGAGGAATTAGATATTAAGACTGCTGAACTTGCCGGAGAACTCACCGGACGTAAGGAGTTAGAGATTCAGAAGAAGTGGTTACAAGCACGACTTGACCTGTTGAAAGCATCAAAAGACCCTGAGTTACTCGCCCGTGCTGAAATACTTGACGCTGAAATAGGATTGATTCAGCAAAAGATTGATGGCATAGACGCAAGTGAAACCATCTGGACAAAGATGGGATTCAATGATGAGCAGAAAGAAGCATTACAGGGCGCAGTTAATGATACAATTGATGCGTTAGATCAGATATTTGATGCACGGGTAGAAGACGCACAACGGACACGCGAACTTCTCGACACTCAGATCAGTGAAACGCAACGGGCATTAGAGGCTGAAATGGAACTCA